TAGCCTTCGCCAGCCGCTCCAGCGAGGCGAAAAAGACCGCCACGCCTCCCGCGTCATCGATGAAATCCCCGACGCTGGAGAGCGTCTTGAACTCCGCCGCATGATGCTTCTGCAAGAGCATGAAGACGACATCACGAATGGCTTCAAAATCCATCGCCGTCGCGGCATTGATTAAGTCGCCAATCGTTTTCTTCGTCCGCGTCTGCACGGCGATGGACGCGTTCATCGTCACCTTCAAGGTGTACGGCTTGTCGTTGACGATGATTTCGATTTCGCCGCGTTCAATGTTGGCCATACGTACTCAGTCCTACGCAGGCAGCGTGTAGGCGCGCAGCGGCGTGATCTCGGCGGTGAACTCCACCTTCTGATCGATGGTGATCGAGCCGATCTGGTACTTCGTCACGACGCCGGCAAACTGGAGCACTTCAGCCGGCGATCCAGCATCCGCGGGCAGTTCGATCTCGAAGTTGGCCTCTCGTACGTCTTCCCACAGCGAGACCAACGAATAGTCGGGATCGAAGCCATCCCCGCCACCCGTCTTGTGTGCGCCATGTTCCGGGCGATAGTTGCCAGCGATCTGGAACGGCCCGCTGTCGCGGATCGTGCCCTTCTTCTCCCGGTGCCGATTCGGGCTGCGCAGGTGCGTGATGTCCACGATACCGGTGGTCATGTCTCCTGGTGTGATCGTGGTGATGTCTGGCACTGCCGTGAATGTCTCGGGCGAACCATCGTTCTGCCCCACGCGCAGTTCCGCGCCGTACCCGATAAACGCATCTCCCGCGTAATAGTCGCCAGTGACGTCTGCCATGTACCTATCTCCTCGTTGTGACGGTGGTCGTGCTACTAGCGCGGGCTCACCGCCACGCGCGCTCTTCTACGCCGCTTTCCAGTGAACCAAGTAATCCTGCCGAATCCGCAACAGGTTCAATTCTTCGTCCTCGTAATCAGGCGTGCCGTCGTGGATCAGTTCCACGTTCTCAATCCGCATCTCTGGTGGACTGCCCACCTCACCCTTGAAGCCCCACAGCCCAGAGGCACTCGGGCCGAGTCCATCGCCTTTCACGTCCTCCGCAAGCGCCTTCACGACCGTGTAGCCACTGGCCTGCGCGGCAAACATATCGACTTGCACGCGCGTCACTTGCAAGCCTTGAGGACCGCGTAAGTGCTGATCGAGCCGTCCGCCAATCCGCTGGACACGTATCGCTGGCAACGTTGGCTTCTGCGGAAGTTTCAGCATGTAGGCCCGAGATCCTGCTGACGTGCCAAGGCCGAGGATGCGCTCGCGCACGAAATCCTCTGGCGTCACAGGTTTCCACCCGTCGTCGACCGCCCGCCGCCAATCGCCAGCGCCTTGCGAATCGCCGCCCACGTTTCAGCCAGCACGATGTTCATGCTGCGTCCCGTCTGGCTATCAAACGCCGGCCGCAGAAAGGGCCGCGCCGGTTGAAACGCCGTGCCAAACTCCCGAAACGAGCCGTAGAAAAACCGACGCGCTGGACCGATATGCACCGCAGCGGTATCAAAGAGGCCCTCATCACCCAACTGCGATTCGCTCGGGACCGCGATGATGATGTGGTCCGCGAGGTGTTCTCCAGATCCCTCACTGCGTGGAGCCAACGACGCCGCCATAGCGCGAATCGGTTCAGCGCCTTTTTTCAGCGCCTGCACCTGGACTTTCCGCGACAGCGCATGCGGCAACGAGTCCAGCCGCTTCCGCAAATCCTGCGCGCCGGTCATCGTGACGTTGACTTTCATCCCTGCCGTGCCAATGTCAGCATTTCCACTCCATCCCGACGCCCGATCTCGGACGCGTTGACGATGTCGTACCGCCTCCCGGCGTACTCCAGCGCGAAGACCTTCGCGACATCGACCGTGTTCGGGTTGTAGGCATCCGCAAACGGCAAGACAAACCGCGAGTCATACGGCGCCGATTCCTGATCCATCAGCAGCCGCTCACGCCCGCTGATGTCTTCCTTACTCACCCACAACGTAATCGTCGGAGTCCCGTCTTCGGCTAATGGAAATCCAGACGTGTCCGTGGTGTCCACTAACGGCACGAGCGCAATCCGCCGATCCCGCTTGCCCGCCGCGACCGCCGATCGTGTCGAGGTCATGCGGACGCCTTCAACCGATCGAGATACCACTCGGCGTCTGCACCGATCCACGCCCGCAGCCGTGCGCCCTGCGGGTCGGACGTCCAGCCGGCCAACGGCCGATGCCCGATGCCCAATCCCACCTGTCCCGGCAAGCCTTTGATGCCTAGGACCGTGGACGCCCGTACCAACGATCGCGCCCGATCCGGCTGTGAGGCCCACAGCGCCCCGTCAATCCCGTATGTCTTGGCTCGAAGACATTTCTCAATCGCAGTCGTGAACGCCGGCAGTACCGCTCTCGCCATCCCGGTCTGACAGAGCGAGGCCCCTTTGTTGTTGAACAGTCGCCACTTCCGATGTGGGACGTTGTAGTACCGCTGCTGATCGTCCCCGGCAATCAACACGCCTGGCCGCGCGAGTTGCGCCACCAACGTCTCGATATGGTTCGCGGCATACCAGTCATCATCCTCAGCCACAATCACGACCGTGCCGGTGACCCACTCCAACGCGCCCAGCAGGTTCATCGCGAAGTTCGTCGCGCCGGCAGGCCGCGCGTGATGCCGATGTCGCTGGCCCATCGTGCAAACGGCTGGCGTCTGACCACCATCGGCCACGATCCACTCATCCGGCTGGCGGGTCTGCCTGGCCATCCACCGCTCGAGCAGCGCTATCCCGGCCGGCCGATCACAGGTCGGCGTAATCACCGAGACACGCGCGGTCATCGCGCCACCCGCACAGGCAACTTCGTACGCATCGACGGTTGTGCCGAACGCCGCACCGGCAAACGATTCGACGTGTTCAGGAACCACGTCGCGTATTTGTTGTTTCGATAGTGCCCCGGCATATACGTCGCCGTGACGCCGGTCTTCCACATCGCGTAGTCCACGCTCATCTGATCGCGCCAGCCCCACTGCTGGACCTGCTGCCACCAGAACGCATTGAACGCCGCGAGCGCCGGAGTCGTCCGTCGAATACAGAGTCCGGTAGAGGTAATGTGCGACTGCTGAAACCCGTCCGCCCGATAGGCAGCAATCTGGGCTTGCATCGTCGCCATTGGGACATAGCCCCACTGATCGATCGCGAGGGCTTCGTCCTCGATCTGCGTACGATGGGGATGCTTGAGCGCCACCATGTTGCTGTCGCTCAATAGGTCCGTCGCGAGCCGCACCGGATCGCACTCCAGCCGAAACGCCGCATCGTGCCAAAACGTCGCATCCGCCTCCGCCAGCACGGGATGATCCGCGGCAATCTTGATCTGCCGGGAGGTCAATCTCGGATCAACCCCAGTCGGTACGCGGACGAGTTCATACGGTGCCACCACCTGTGACCGATCCGAAAAGCAGACATACCGCACGCCCTTGTTGATGGCGTTGGGCCGCTTCAACGCGTCGGTCTTCCCGATGACACAGGTAAAGACGATCACGCGCATGGCGGTAACGCCCCGTTCACAATCGCGCGGTGATACGTCCGCGTGACCTTCCCGACATACGGATCCCAGAGCGAGCCGAAATCAATCAGCGTGTGCGTGGGATACTTCGCGTACAGGTCATGGATCAGCAGGTTCGCCATCATGCCCGCACTGATCGCCACGACCAGATCCGCGCTGGCCTTCTCAATGGCGATCCGAGTCGCGCGCAACGTCTCCGCATAGCTGGCAAAGCAGTTGCGCTCAGGAATGACCACATGCCCCACGCGCGGAAACAGCGACAGCGGCTGAAGATACCCAGGACCAATCAGGAGCGTCGGCCTCTCGCTCAGAACTGTCACGAGCGGACCTAACCCACCCGCAATGGATGCCCGGTGAAACACATCGGCATCGACCCATGGCAGCCACAGCGCCCGTCTGGTGAGCCATTCCGTGATCTGCGGGCCGAGCGTCCGCACGGCGAAGGGCTGTAAGCCAAGTGTGTAAGTTGGCCGAGACTCGAGCACGCGCGTCAGGGCGGATCGGAGATCGCCAGAATACGGATGGCCGTCACAGTTCTCGCCGGCATACCCGAGCAGCGCACGCCATTCCCCATCACCCCAGCGGGAAAACGCGAACGGGTCCAATGTTTCCAAGCACTGGACGTATACCTCGAGGCCGATGCGCTTCGCCTCCAACCCGCTCACGGACGCCTCCAGTACCAGAGAGACGTCTCCGGCACCTGGCTAAAGCCGGGGCACAATTCACGGACAGCAGGATCGACGCCACACTTGTTCGTGAAGTCATGCCCGCACAGCAGCCCGTTCGGCTTGAGTGTCGGCATCCAGTTGACGATGTCCGCCACGACCGCCTGATAGGCGTGATCGCCGTCAATGAACACCACATCGAACGTGCCATCCTGAAACGACCGCGCGATGTCGGCGCTATAGCCCACCGCCAACCGCACATCCAGCGTCGGAGACAAGGTCCGCATCGCCGCCATCGACACTTCCAACTGGCTTCGCACGAGGGCCTTGGTCGGCTTCTCCCGCGTCGTCGGTCCAGTGAAGTTATCCACCAACTGCAGCCGACTGCCTGGTGGCAAGGCCGCAGCCACAGCAGTCGCTGAGCGTCCCTGCCACGATCCAATCTCGCACCACGCCGCGGGCGGCGTAAGGGCACTAGCCGTCTGCGCCAGCCACTGCAGTTCGCGGACGAACATGTAGCCCTTGACCTGATCGGCGTGGGCGACCGCATCGGCAATCGTGATCACGACCGCCGCTCCAACACCAATAAGCCATGCCCATCGACATAGCGCGCGGCAATCTGCCACGACCGATCACGAATCATCAACGCGTCAATCGCCGGCCGAATGCCCTTATGGACATCAGGCACGGACCCACCACCGGGTTTATAGGTCCACGCCTGTTTCCCGGTCTCGCCTACGGCCGAGACTTCCCCGAACGTCGTCACGTCATGGAAGACCAGCAGATGCCGAACGCTGTGGGCGTGTCGCTTCAACTCGGCGTCTACCTGATCGAAGGTGTGCAGGGAATCAATGAACAGCACGTCACAGTCGGGAAGAACCGCCGTCAGAGAACTCTCAATCCTGTAGTCCCAATGCGGGGCGATCTTCTCAAGTGCCTTTGCCTGCGGCGTTGGTTCAATGTCATAGCTGAGAACATGCTCAGCTCCAAGCAACCACGCCGCAGAAGACATGCCGCGTTTGACGCCAAACTCCACCACGAGCGATTGGCCCTCGCCTAAGGCTCTGAGTCGTGGCAAATGCGGAGCGATAGCCGCACCGGACTGGCAATAGGCGGTGTATAACTCCTCAATAGGAAGCAACGACAGCCGCGGAGGCGCAGAGGTCATTGCCATAGCGACATCAACGACCGCTGCGGAAACGCCGTCAGGGCCGTCTTCCGAGTGCAGTTGATGACCTCGATACCGAGTTCCGCCAGCGGAGCCACCAGAGTGGTGAACCGCTTGATACAGTCGGCAAACGGCGGGGCCGATCCGTCAGGATGATTCCCGAAGAAATGCTTGCCGCCCATGTCGTACCCAAGCAGCACAATCCGCGAGGCCCCGAGATGCACCGCGAGGTTGATGGCCTGAAAGCCTGAATTACGGCCCGTCCGCAACCCAGCCGGGTGACGCTCCAATCCGTCATTACCGGTGTTCTTGAGGACTTGCACGCCGGGGAATCGGGCGGAGTGGGCCGTCAGCGCGTATTTCAGACCCTGAAACTCTGCGAAGCGTGGATGCCGTTTGTGATCGTGCGCCCATGTCCACCACTTGGCATCGCAGCTATAGAGCACATCAGCCCACGGCGCGAGCTTGTACGCATCGCTGATCGCGATCACATGCGCTTTTCCCCGGCAGTAGTTAACGTCTTCTGGCGTGAGGCTCGGCCCCGTGGCGAGACAGACAATCGTGCTGTTCGGCCAGAGCTTTGGCACCTTCACCGCTGGGATTGGCGGAGGCGGGATCCTCGAACGCACGATCGCCGCGTGAACAGCAGGTCTCATGACACTGCCGGATCCCTCAACCGGTTCAGCAGCGTGACCACCGCAGGCACCAGAAACCCAGACTCCCGTCGCGGGTTGTCGTCACCCGCATCGTCACCGCGATAGCGATACAGCTCTCCGAGCTGAATCAGGATCGCCGCCTGCACTTGGCGTGGAACGGTTTCCTCCGTCCACGACGCGATTTCAGCCGCCCAGAGATCGCCGTCCGAACGACGTTGATTCACATGGTCGAGCACGATGGCCTGGGCTTGCGTCAGCTTCATCTGCAAGTCGTCGTCTTCGTACGACCCGGTGAGTCGTAAGTGTTTCCGCGCCTGATCGATCGTCACGAGGTCAGCCACGGCTCACCACTTCCGCCCAGTGGAATCCATCTGTGTGAGGTCACGACCGGGAGGCCCTTGAGGTCCGGTCTTCCCGATCTTCCCTTCCGGGCCGCGCTTGGCGCAGAGTCGCCAGTCCGCTGCGCCGCCGTTGGTATCCGGCCGAGTCGTGGTGGTACAGAGCGCAATCCAATGCGCACCGTTCAACGTGACCATGTCGCCCTTGAGGTACGTCTTTGAGGCGTCGTACACGTCTCGATGAACGGCCAGCGGGATAAACCACTGTTTCTCTTTCAGCACCTGACCATCGCGCAGATACCGATGCGTGAGCGTCTTGGACTCCACATCCAGATCCGCGTCTAAGTCGTCGAATCCGAGGCCGTCTTTCCCATCGATCCCGTCGCGTCCATCCTTGCCGTGAATACCGTCAAGACCTTTCTCTCCGGTCATCCCTGGAAGGCCTGGCAAGCCATCGCGGCCGTCGCGTCCAGGTGCGCCGTCTGTCCCTCGCACGAGGCCAGCATCCAGCGACTTGCCATTGGTCAGGTTCACGAGCAATCGACCTTCGGCCGTCACCGTCATCGACGAAATACCGACGCCGTCTTGCCCATCAAGGCCCTTGGCTCCCATCGGCCCAACGTCGCCCTGTGGGCCACGTTCTCCGACTGGCCCCTGCTTGCCGTCGAGACCTGCCGTACCTGCCGGCCCTGGTGTTCCTGGCTCCCCTTGGATGCCTGGACTGCCCTGAAGCCCAGGTTCACCGCGCTCGCCACGTTCACCTGGTTCGCCCTTCGGGCCTGTCGGTCCCATCGGACCGATGTCTCCGGGGTCGCCTTTCTCCCCGATTCCTGCCTCACCACGCTCGCCGCTTTCTCCGCGTTCCCCGGCCGGACCGATCGGCCCCATGAGGCCGTCCATCCCCTTCTCGCCGCGTTCCCCTGGCGGTCCAGGCTGCCCCTGTTCGCCTCTGGCTCCGTCTAGGCCTTTCTCACCCATCGGACCCTGAGGACCGGGCACAGCCCCACGCGCCTCGAGCGCAATCAGCCTCGTACGGCTATCCGCCCAGAACTCCTTCAGCATGTTTAGGGCGTCAGGGTCAACGACTGGCCGCGCCTCCAGTGCCGCGATTTTGGAAGAAAGCGCGACGTTCTCTGCGATCAGCGGGGCAGTCGCCGTATGGACCGCGAGCGCAATCACATCTGCGAGTTCGTCAGTGACCGTCATGCACTGGCTCTAAGCTCCATCAATCTTCGAATCGTCTTAGACTGCAGTCGCGCCATGTCAATCGACTTTCCCTGATCCGGCGTGTCAGCCGGCGGCGGCAACGCTTGCGTGGGCGTCGTACTCGCGGGTGCCGCTTCGGCCTGATCCCGGCGATCGAGTGCAGCCAAACTGAATTGCTGTTGCTGGAGATAACAGGTATCGCCACCAGTCACCGGTTTCAGGTTCAGCCGTTTACGGGATTCGTTAGGTTTCTTCAGGCCGGCAGTGATCGCCGCTTTTTCAGATTCGATCAGCGTGGCCGTATCCATCCGGAGCAGATCGTCCACTTCAAACTCGACTCCATACCGCACACCGTTAATCGTGTCTGGCGCGAGTCCAAGCCCTTCATCGAGTACCAATTCCAAGGACTCGAGTAGGGTCTGAATGCACTGCGCGTAGTACTGGGAATTGAGCGCTTCGATGTTGTTGTAGTTCGGCGGACCTTCCACGCCGATCATGTGGGGTGGCACATGGAAGCACGCACAGACAATCAAGGCCGTCATCTTCAACTGCTCGATCAGTTGGGCATCAACCGCATTCATCGTCATGGGCTGATACTTCATGTCATCGCCCAACATCGCAACGGATCCGGCTTTCTCGCCGGTGAAGTTGGTTTCCCAATACTCTTTGACTCGGTCGGCCGTCTCTTGTGAGATGTGCCCTGGAGCCGTCAACACGCCACTCGGCGCCGATCCATTCGCGAAGAAATTGAGCTGATTGTTCTGAATCTTGAGGCCTTGAGTCGCCGCAAGGCCGCAGGCAAATATTGGTGAGACTCCGATCAGCGGATGAAAGAGGGCGCAGAGAATGTCGTGAAAGATTTCGCGGGCCGGTACCACGAGGCTCTCGCGATCCAAGCCCGCGAGGTTGTCTTGCTTCAGCCGATAGAACACCGAGCCATCAGGCGCGATCAGCGGCTCCACGCGAAGCGGATCGAGGATGTACGCCGCCGTGACGACGCCTCTGGCATCACGCTGTTTCAGCGCATAGGTGTTGCCGTGTATGAGTTTTGATGTGATCCACCACTCGTAGAACTTGACGCGCGTCTGAAAATGATTCGGCTTACGAATGAATGGCGAGAACGCTGGCGACTCCGTTTCATCCCAGATACCATCGGCATCTTGCTTCACCAGTTTGAGCCGCATCTTGGCGATGTCTGACGAGATCAGGGAGATACAGGCATAGACCGCAAAGAACGACAACACAGTGTCGGTGTTGATGACAACGTTCTGCTGCCACGCCCCAGCGAACGATTCGTAAATCCGAGACCACCAACTATTTGGTGAGAGCCATCCCTGCGAGGTATTGACGGAGATCTGCTTGGTCTCCTCCACCACCTCCGCCTGAATCACGGGCGTCAACTGACGCGTGATCTCGAGCCCGAAGACCTTCATCCCTCGGCTTCCAGATCGCGCCGCTTGTAGCTTCGGCGGCGCCGAACGGGAACCTCGAGTTCCGGTTCCGGTGAACCGTCTGACGATAAGTCCGCTGGTTCTTCAACGACTGGTTCTGGCTCATGGAAATCCGACACAGGCTCCGGTTCCGCTGGCGTCGGCACAACTGCGCTAGGTGTCACCGCATGTGGCTTTGAATCCACGATCGCTTTTGGCGCAAACCGCGCCTGGCCGCGGTACCGCAGGCTCACGGCTTCGATCGGCGTCGCCTGAATCAGTTCACCAGGTTGAACTGTTTTGCCATGATAGGAAAACGCCCGACGCGCAATGAGAGGGATAGTCCGCATACGCTCCTAGAGGGAACGACTGACGGCATCACCCGAAGATGAGCCGTCAGTCCACAGACGGGAGGCCTCTTATGCGGGGCTGCCCGCTGCCGTCCAGCCCACGTCTTCCATGTAGGCCACGGCCGACTCACGCGCACGCGCCCAGTTGATGAAGCGCTCCGCACGCAGGCCGATCAAGTTGTCCTGCCACAAGGACACAAGGGTCGTCTCCGATGGCGATCCAGAATTGGTCGGGCTGTCGTCCATCTCCAGTGATGCCTGCGTGCTCACATCCACCGACACCTGACCGTCGTCGGCCAGGAAGATGTCGTTCGCGTTCACGAGGATCACCAGATTGCTCGCCGGGCTGCCGATCGCCGCATACTGCGAGGCGATGACTGGGATCCCTTCAAACGTGCCCCCGCGCATCGTGATGTCCGGGAACTCACGTCCGCCCAGCGGATTCCGCAGCAGCGACAGCGCCAGCGCCACGGTGTTCGGCATAATCCAGACCGCTGTCGTCGGAGGATTGTTCGCTCCGAT